CTGCCGCTTCGGCGGCTGCGCCCTGCACGGTCACGGTGTCCCACTGCCGGAACAGCTTGCCCAGCCCTGCCGCCGTGATGCGGCAGTATTCCAGCGGGATGGCCGCCCAGCTGCCGGAGTTTTTGCTGTACATCTCCAGCGTGCTGTCGTACCGCCACGGATGGCCAGCATCTTCTACTTTTAAGAAAAGCTGTCCGTCTGCCGGTTCGGCGGGCTCCTCCCGGCCAAAGGCCTCCACCTGATAGGTCTTGCCTGCGGCATCGCAGGGGGCAAAGGTCACGCTTTTGCCCGCCGCCGTCCACAGTGCTCCCAGTGCGGCAACGCTGCCGTCTGCCGTATCAAAGGCCAGCTTGTCCGGAAAGATCAGAATCTTTGTACCGATGCCCACCAGCGCCTTGCGGCCGTCGGTCACGGCGTCCAGCTTCGTCACCGCCGGGGCGGCGGCATCGTCCGGGGTATAAACGACATCCCGTCCGCAGACGGTCAGCAGACCGTTCAGGTGGTACATCCCGTTCAGCCCGGTCAATGCCCGCAGTCTGCGGCGCGGGGTGCGGGTGCTCAGGGCGGGGAAGTCCCGGGCAGAAAAGTTTACTCCGGCGCTGTACTCTGCTTCCGAGCAGCCGTAGGTCTCGTTCAGGCCGCCAAAGGCCCGCAGCAGCTGCCGGGTGTTGCCAAGCCGCATTCTGTCTGCCAGTACCATGTTCCCACCTCCTTACCAGCGCCACTGCGCCCGGCTGCGGGGCGGGTAGTTCTGCCGCAGCCAGACCGCCAGTTCCGCATACAGGGCGTTGTACTGCGCCTGCTCTCCGGCGTAGCGGTCGGTCTCGCCCAAGGCGGCGTCCATCTGCGCACACAACAGGTGCGGGTACAGCGCATCAAAGGGCGGCGGCGCCAGCAGCGGCTGGTCGTCCTGCACCGGCTGCTCCCACGGACGGTCTGCGCCCACCGCGTCAAACGCCCCGGCGGCGCTGCGGTCAAACAGCTTTGTGCGCAGCAGGGCGTCCGTCTCCCGCAGCCATTGCAGCCGGGTCTCGGTTTCAATGCGGCAGTTCGGGCGCAGCTGCTCGGCACGCTCCAAAGCTTCTCCTACTGTCATCTTCATCACATCCTTTTTATAAAAAGCCCGGCCGGGGGCATTTCTCCCAGCCGGGCAGCGTTGATTTTACAGATTTTACTGTGCCGCGTTCTCCGCAGCAGCAATGCGGGCAGCGGTCAGCTCGTCCTGACGCTGGCTGTGTTCCAGCACCTCGGCCACAGCGGGCGGCACCTCCACCTCCACGCCCCGGCGGATCTTGTAATTCACGCCGTTGACGCTGACGAACAGATCGCCCTTGTAGCGGCTGTTGTCCTTGAACAGCCGGATGCGCACATTCTTTTCAGCCATGGGCACCTCCTTAGTTGGCGGCAGCGGTGGCCGAGTAGCTGGACACGCTCTCGATGCGCACCATGTACTGCTCCACCAGACGCTCGGCGGCACGCATCCCCTTCCAGCCTACAGAGGCGCGCTGGTTCAGCGGGTCGTCGCCGTAGCCCAGCTGCTTGACGATGTGCTCCAGGCCGCCGCCCTCCAGCTCGGTCACGCCGTAGGCGTGGGCACCCAGCACCAGCGTGCCGAACACTGCAAGACCCGCCGGACAGGTATCATCCTTCCAGATCTTGGCCTCGCTGGTCTCGATAAAGCGGATGTTGCCCAGCTTGCCGATCTCACCGCGGAACATGGTGTCGGGGTCGGCGTACTTGTGCACCTCCATGAACTCCTTGCAGGTCTTGAGGTCGTAGGCCGCATAGGGGTGGATGATGGCAACGTAACTGTCGCCGATGGGGTCGGCGTTCATCGCGCCCAGCTGCGCTGCTGCCTGAAAGAACAGCTTCGGGGTCAGGGTGCAGCTCTTGTCCAGCGCCTTGCGGCTGGTAACGGCGGTCTCGGTGCCGTCTGCGCCAAGCTTGGGGGCGTAGATGACATTGGTGCCGCCCGCCAGCACATCGCGGGTGATGCTGTCCATGGTGCGGCCTGCCTGACTTGCCAATACACGGGTAGCCTGCACCACGTTGTTGTCGATGGCGGTCATCTGCAGCACATCGGTCAGCGGAGTCCAGCCGCCGTACTGGTGCAGGTCGCTGGTGATGCTGGTCACGTTCAGCGCCTGACCGTTGGGGGTAACGCCCTCGGTCAGCGGGGTGCTGGCCTTGGGCAGGCTGTCGTACTTGCGGAACTCGATGGTCTTGCCGCCGTTCTGGGGCACGGGGTAGTAATCCGCAAACTGGTCGTGCACAAGGCGCGGCTCTGCCTGATCGATCAGGCGCTTCTCGTAAAAGGTCTTCATCTCCACCGACATGGTGCCGGTGGTGTTGGTCTGCGCGTCCGCAAACAGCTGGATGTTGAAATTCATCATGCTTTTTTCCTTTCTCCTGTCAGGTTAAAGTTCGATCTGTGCACCGTGCAGCACACGGCGCTCCAGGGCTTCCCGCTGGGCGCGGGTCATGGCGGCTACGTCCGGCCGTACCGAAGCCGCAGCACCGGGGCGCAGGCCGTTTTCCAGCGGACGCGCGGCGCGCTGCTGCACCCGCTCCACCACGCCCTGCTCCACGGTCTGTGCCGTGGTGCGCAGGGCATCCTCGTAGTGGGCAAGGCGATAGGCATCCTGCACCCGCATGCCGGGCAGCTGCATCAGACGGCGCATCTCCGGGTTCTTCAGCTCTGCTTTCAGGTCAAAACCCGGCTGGCTGCGGCGCATGGCCGCTTCCTCTGCCGCCCAGCGGGCGTGCAGGCCGCGCACCGTGTTCTGCACCGGCAGCGGCAGGGGCGGCAGCACCGGACGCTCCGGCTGTGCAGGCTTTTCCGGCTGCTTTTCCGGCTCTGCCGGGGTCTGCCGGGGCGCTTCCGGCTGCGCGGCGGGGGCTTCCGGCTTCAGGGTGCCCGCAGCCACTGCCTGCCGGGTCTGCTCCGGACTCAACGCGGGGGCGTTTTCCCCTTCCGCAAACAGCTGCAGGTCCATCATGCTCTGCTGTCCGCTGCGGCTCACATCCGCAAAGCGCAGGTTGTCCGGGTAGCGCTCTGCCAGCAGGGCAAAGCCCGCCTTGGCCAGTTCAAACGCGCCCTGCACCCACGGCGCTACCGGTGCCTGCGCTGCCACAGCAAGGCGCGGGCCTTCCGGCTCGTCCCATGCATCGCTGCGGGCGTTTTTCTCCCCTGCCAGCAGGTACACCAGTGCCTGCATCAGGGTGCTTGCGCCAGCGCATACAATGTCCTGCCCGGCGGGCGCATAGCCCGCGTGACCGGCGGCTTCCAGCCGCAGGCTCAGCCCCTCGGGGCCGTCCAGCTCGCTGTAACATACCTTGATCATCTCACTTCACCTCCTTTCCGTTCCAGTTCATGGCGCGGGCAGCCGCCGCCACCGGCAGCTGTGCCGTCAGACCGGCAGTGTCCTGCGCCGCTTGAGTACCGCCGGGCTGCTGCGCAAGAGCGGCAGACAGTCTTGCCATCTGCCCCTGCAGCTGCAACAGCTGCTGCGCCAGCGTGCCGTTCTGCCGCACCCGGGCGCGCACCTTTTCCACCCCTTCAAAGTCCATCATTTCCAGCGCCGCAAGGGCAGCATCTGCGTTGGCAGGGTCGAAGAAGCCCAGCTTGTAGCACTCCTTGGCGGTCTCGTTCTGAGACAGGCGGCTGAAGGTGCTCTTTTTGGCGGCGCTGACCACGATGTCAAAGACAGGCTCCCGGCTGCCCAGCTCCACCCCGCCCACGACGGGCATGGGCTTTGCGCGCAGCCCCTGCGCCGAGAAGGGCACAAACTCGCTCTCGCCGCGCTGCCCGGTGATGCGGAACACCCGCTGCTCGTCGTAGAACTGCCGCATCAGCTCAATGATGAGGTAGCACTGCCTTGCAAAGGCGCGGTAGGCGCTCTTGAGCATATCCCGGCTCAGCTTGCTGCCCGCTTCCTGCAAGGCGGCGATGGCGCTGGCGGCGGTCACGCCGCCAGTGGTGCCGCCCTGCGTCAGGTCGCGGTTGCCGCTGATCTCCTTCAGCTCCTCAATGCGGCTGTTGCGATAGCTCAGGCTGTTGCCCTGCAGGCCCGCCGTCTGCAGCGGACGGAAGGAATCTTCGTTCAGGCGTCCCACAACGTGCACAATGTCCCGGCTCAGGTCGGCCAGCTCTTCCTCGTTCACCCCGGCGGTGTCGCTGAGCACATACCGCTGGCGGGAGGCCAGCAGCACATTCTCGTCCATGGCGTGGTTCATCCGGTCAATGGCGTTCTGGCAGTCCTTCATCACGTCGATGTAGCCGAACCCGGCAGGAGAATCCTCCTCCACGAACAGCGGGTCGAACACAAAGGGGTACTTGCCGTGGTCGTACAGCCCGCGCGCCGCCAGCGCCGGGTCGTTCTGGCTGGCATACAGCACCACGCCGTTGCAAAGCTTGCAGTAGTGCAGCCGCAATTTGCCGTTCTC